CAGCTTCGCGCTATTGTGGTGCCGGCAGATCCGGTTCCTATCGATCAGCCGCGTACTCAGGACTTTGCGCAGGCTGAGACGAATTATCAAACAATCAGCCAGACGACGGTTTATGATCCCATCACTGGCATTCCGATCCCGGGAACGACAACTTTGTCGGCTCAGAACGGCAATAATTTGCTGACGCAGCCAATCGGCATCCCTGCTGAAATCGATCAAAGTGCAGTTATGCCGCTTGAGGGCACGACGCATTACCGCGTAACGCTCTCGCCGCTTTCGGTGTCTTCAATTGGCAGCGATCAGATCACAGTCACTTTTTCGTCGCCTCACGGCCTTTCAACCAATGATCAGATCGTGGTTCAGGGCCTGAGCAACGTCGGCGCGAATGGCGCGTATAGTATTACAGTTACTACTGCTACGGCATTTACCTATCAAACCAATACAGCTATACCAGCCGCTGCGCTTTTAACTGGTTCGACCCTTATGGTTACCGCTAATATCGGAATGCCTTATGGGTTTGACCAACTGCCACAGACGGGTGTTTGAGCATGGCTAACACAACGATCCCTCAGCTACCGCTTGCCACCTCTCTGGATGGGACAGAGCAGCTTGAGATCGTTCAGGCTGGCGTTTCCCGCCGCACGACTGCAGGGGCTATTGCCGGCATTCAGGCCGGTCCTACGGGCCCTACAGGCGCTCAAGGCGGCACAGGTCCTACCGGCCCCACCGGGCCCACAGGCCCAACTGGTCAGCAAGGCACGTCCGGTGATGAAGGGCCGCAAGGCCCTACCGGCAGCACCGGCCCGACGGGCGCGACAGGTCCTACCGGAGCAACTGGTCCTCAGGGTGCGCAAGGCATTACTGGTCCGACAGGCGTCACTGGCCCCACGGGTCCGACTGGGGCGACTGGATCTCAGGGGTCTGTTGGCCCAACTGGCGCTACCGGCAACACGGGCCCCACAGGCCCAACTGGAGACACGGGCCCTACTGGGACTGTTGGTCCTACTGGCGCTCAAGGCATTCAAGGCGCCACTGGGCCCACAGGGCCGACTGGGGCTGACAGCTTTGTTCCGGGCCCAACAGGCCCCACTGGGTCTACGGGCCTTACGGGTCCAACCGGCGCTACTGGGGCGACAGGCGCTACAGGGCCTACGGGCCCCGGGGGGTCTTTGGCCTATTGGGGGTCGTTCTGGGACACGACAGATCAAACGGCTGCTGCCCCCAACACAGCTTATTCGGTAACGCTCAATAGCGCTGATCCTGCAAATAACGGTGTTAGCGTTGTTTCTGGAAGCAGGGTTACATTCGCCAATTCTGGCATTTATAGCCTGACCTTCTCTATCCAGTTTGTTAACACCGACACGCAAATCCATGACGTTAACGTCTGGCTGCGCAAAAACGATAGCGGCAGCAGCGGAGATGTCCCTGACAGCGACACCCGGCTGAGTATTCAGCAACGGCATGGCGGCGTTGATGGCTATGGCCTGATGACGGTTAATTTCGTCCTCAGCCTGACTGCTGCCGATTATATTGAGATGATTTGGGCAGCCACAGATACTCAAGTCTCTATTCAATCTGTTCCTGCTGGCACGGCGCCTGTTTCTCCTGCAATCCCGGGCGTCATTTTCACAGCCACTCAGGTCACAAACGTACAGGCTGGGCCTACGGGCCCCACCGGCGTTGCAGGCCCGACCGGCAGCACAGGCCCGACGGGCCCGACAGGCTACATGGGTATTGACGGCCCCACAGGGCCAACGGGTGCAGCATCTACCGTTCCGGGCCCCACAGGCCCCACCGGCGCACAAGGCGTACAGGGTCCCACAGGTCCCACTGGCGCCGACAGCACTGTTCCGGGCCCGACAGGTCCGACAGGGGCTCAGGGCGCACAGGGCAACCCCGGTCCAACAGGTCCCACGGGGTATAATGGCGTTGATGGTCCGACAGGGCCAACAGGGCCGACGGGCGCACAGGGCATCCAAGGCGTTACCGGGCCTACGGGCCCCACGGGACCGACGGGCCCTACAGGCGCAGACAGCACTGTTGCCGGTCCCACAGGGCCGACAGGGTCTGCTGGCGCTAACGGCCCAACTGGCCCAACAGGTCCAACTGGTGCCGCCTCAACCGTTGCGGGTCCAACAGGCCCGACTGGTCCGACAGGTACCGCTGGCACTAACGGCCCCACAGGTCCAACGGGGCCAACCGGAACGTCAGGGGGCACTGGCCCCACCGGCCCGACAGGCGCTGCGGCGACTGGCGTGATCGGTAAAATCATGATACTTGGCTTCTAGGAGGCTAGAATATGGCATCGCCCAATCTTGCAAACGTCAGCACGATTACAGGTACCACGACGTATTTTACGCCGTCGGGAACCACTGCGGTGGTGCTTCTGCCCAACGCGGCTTCTTCTGGTCTGGTTTATCGCATCAACCAGATCGTGGCTGCTAACGTAAACGGAACATCTGCTGTTAATGCGACAGTTTCGCTTTACAGCAACGGCGCTGTTGCTCAGGGATCTGCGCCTTCTGGTGGTACTGCTTATCCAATTGCTTCGACAATTTCGGTGCCAGCCAATGCTTCGCTTATTGTGGTAGATAAGACGACAGCCATTTATTTGATGGAAAACATGTCGATTAGCGTCACTTCTGGCACGGCAAGCGGTATTACGTTCAGCGTTTCCTACGAAATTATGTCTTAAAGGGGGCTGCTATGTCCCTGCGCCGCTATCAGGCCAGTATTCTAAGCGGAACCTATAGGCCGTTTCTTACGCCAAATGCTCCCACGGGCGTAACTGCGATTCCCGGGAATGCTCAAGCATCGGTTTCTTTTACTGCGCCTGTAAATGTAGGTGGCGGCCCTATTACGTCTTATACGGTTGTTTCTTCGGGTGGACAAACAGCAACCGGAACTTCATCTCCAATTACCGTCACCGGCCTGACTAATGGGACCGCTTATACTTTTAGGGTTTATGCTACAAATGCATATGGATCTGGGCCTTTAAGTTCAGCCTCCGCGTCAGTTACTCCAACTCTTGGGACTTCAATTGAATATCTCGTTGTAGCTGGTGCAGGCGGCGGCGGGTTTGATGCAGGCGGCGGGGGCGGCGCCGGCGGCATGCTTACTGGAACAGCTAGTTTAAGTGCTTCTGTTACATATACAGTGACAGTTGGTGCCGGGGGCGCAGGAAGCCCGGGGTCTGGCGCTGGTTCTGGCAACAATTCAAGTATCAGCACCATAGCAACGGCGATTGGCGGGGGTCGTGGTGGCGATGGTATTGACGGTAGCGGAAGCCCAACGGGAGCTAGTGGGGGCTCCGGCGGCGGTGGCTGCGGTGACAGCCCAAGTGCTGTCATTTATTATGGGGGCTCTGGCACAACAGGACAGGGTAATGCTGGTGGATACGGATTCCACAGCGGAGGATATAACGCCGGTGGCGGGGGCGGTGGTGGCGCAGGCGCAGTGGGCCAAAATATGCCCGGAACTCCTCCTACTACAAACCCGCAGGATGCAGGGAATGGGGGTGCCGGCTTGGCATCTTCAATTACTGGATCTTCGGTAACTTACGCTGGTGGTGGCGGTGGTGGAATTAACAACGACGGAAGCCCATCTAACACTGGCTCACCCGGCACAGGCGGCGCTGGCGGCGGCGGAAATGGCTCTCGCACAGGTAATGGGTCTGCGGGTTCAGCAAATACAGGCGGCGGCGGAGGTGGGGGCTGTCGTCAGGGTGGTTCTGGGGGAGCCGGTGGATCAGGCGTTGTTATTATTCGCGCCCTTCAAGCGGCCACATCAACCACAGGTTCGCCAACCGTAACAACAAGCGGGGGTTATACCATTTATCGGTTTACCTCCTCTGGCTCGATTACATACTAGGATAACGAAATGCCCAATTATTCTGGCATGTGGACAATGGAGCAGCAGTTTCAGGCTATTGGGTCTGGAACTTGGGTTACGCCCGATCCTCCTAGTTTGGAATTATTAATTGTTGCCGGCGGCGGAGGTGGGGGAACCAACGCAAATGGCGGACGCGCTGCTGGGGGCGGAGCCGGGGGGCTTTTATATTATGGAACAGAAAGTCCAAAAACCCCAAATGGTTCGGCTTTTACTCCGGTAATTGGAACTACCTACACTGTAACTGTTGGCGCAGGAGGTTCTATTTGCTCATCTGCCGCTCCTAATGGAGATGGGTCTAATTCATCATTCGCATCTTATACCGCGACTGGCGGCGGTGGTGGTGCATATGCAGATGGCGTAGCTGGACACAATGGAGGCTCTGCTGGCGGAGGCTGGTACACAGGAGGGGGTGGCACTGGAGTAGCCGGTCAAGGTAATAATGGCGGCAACGGTCAAGTGTCATCAAGATATGGGGGCGGCGGTGGTGGTGGCGCTGGCGCAGCCGGCACCGATGGCACTACAACCGCTGGTGGCAATGGCGGAAATGGTCTTGCGTATTCTATAACTGGTTCATCAACTTATTACGCCGGGGGCGGCTCTGCAGACGTTTGGCAAGGAACTGGCGGCAGCACGGCCCCCGGAACTGCCGGCCTTGGCGGCGGGGGAACCGGGAATAATTTTACGGGCGGCACATCTGGCACTGCAAATACAGGGGGTGGCGGCGGCTCAGGAAGCGCAACCGGCGGCTCCGGAGTCGTGATTATTAAATCCACTGTAGCTGCGGCATCGACTACAGGCTCTCCAACTGTTACAACCGCTAGCGGATTTACTATTTACACGTTTACGAGCAGTGGCTCGATTACATTCTGAGGTTAGCTATGGCGCACTTTGCAAAAGTCGAAAACGGCATTGTCACTCAGGTGATTGTGGCTGAGCAAGACGTGATTGATAGCGGCCTGTTTGGCGTCGGCTGGGTGCAGACTTCATATAACACTCGCGGAGGCCAGCATCCTGAGGGTCGCCCATTACGCAAAAACTTTGCAGGAATTGGCTACGTCTATGATGCGATTCTTGATGCATTTATCCCGCCAAGACCTGAGGGAAGCGGTTGGACGCTGAATGAAGACACTTGCCTGTGGGAGCAGCCTGAATGAGCGAATATCAGGCCAATATTATTACTAGAAATCCGGCTACTCCGGGCGGGCCAAGTCCGCTTGGCGCAGCGCCGGGTGTCTGGCGCCTTAATGATGTTGCGGGCTGGATAAAGCAGGGGGTTTGGCCAGATACGAATGTTGACCCGTATTGGGCTTATCTAAGCCTGCTACTTTCAACCACCTCTTTGAATAACGCAAATAATAACCTTTTTGTGGACAGCAGCGGCGCGTTCAACCCGGTCAGCCGCAATGGCAACACGACACAGGGTTCGTTCACGCCTTATAGCACAAACTGGTCGAATTACTTTGATGGGTCTGGCGATTACCTGCAAATACCCAATAATGCCGCTTTAGGCGTCCCCACTGGGGATTTTACGTTTGAGACTTGGGTTTACCCCACTGCGCTCACGGGTCAAAATTACACGCCAATTGCAATTTACGCTATAAATAATGTATCAGTGGCATCTGACTTGGGTTATGCGTGCATCATAAAGTCGAACAACACGGTTGAGTTTGCTGTTTATGTTGGTAGCACGGCCTATCGTGCCACAAGTACATCGACAATTTCTGCAAATACTTGGACGCATGTTGCGGGAGTGCGGTCAGGTAATACCTTGACGCTATATCTAAACGGTACTTCTGCTGCGACGGTGACCATTTCTGGGACAATCAACGACAGCACAAACCCTGTGTATCGTATTGGTGGTTATCAAGAAACCAGCACATTCTATTACTTTACAGGATATATCTCAAACCAGCGGTTGGTAAAAGGCACAGCAGTCTATACCAACAACTTCACACCGCCCGCTGCACCGCTCACGGCTATCAGCGGCACGTCACTGCTTACCTGTCAGAGCAACCGTTTTCGCGACGCCAGCAGCAATAACTTTGCTATGACCGTCACTGGCAACACCGCAGTTCAGGAATTTAACCCGTTTATTCTTTATCCATCAGCAATTGCCTACAACCAGAGCGACATCACGAACTGGTCTGGGTATTTTGATGGGACGGGGGATTACGGCAGAATTACTGGCTCCCAAACTGCGCTTCAGTTCGGAACTGGAGACTTTACTTTAGAGGGATGGGTCTACTCAACTGGCGCTACTGGTACTTATCAACAAATCCTAACTGGAGGCACATCTTGGACATCCGGCAGCGGGGGTGTGTATTGGTATTACAACAGTGGATCGCCATATATTGGGGCGGCTTGGAACCAAATCGCCACTAACCCGGCTGTTAATTCTAGTACGTTGGCAATAAATACTTGGCATCATTTTGCTGTTGTTCGCAGCGGAAATACATTGTCTCTTTACGTTAACGGTACGTCAGTTGATACGCTTGACGTTACTGGAGTGAGTATAGCGGTTAACAATCAAAGCCAAACCAACATTGGTGGCGGTGGATGGGATCAAGACTTTGGTGGATATCTCAGCAACTTGCGCGTGGTCAAAGGCACAGCAGTCTACACCAGCAACTTTACTCCGCCCACAACCAACCTCACCGCAATCAGCGGCACATCCCTGCTGACTCTGCAAAACGCTGCCTTCACGGACAACAGCACAAACAACTTTGTCATCACGCCAACTGGCAACGTAACCGTCACCGGCAACTCGCCGTTTAACCCGGTGGGGTATTGGAGCAACAGCTTCATTCGCTCTCCCAACAGCTATCTTACTGTACCTAATCCAAGCGGCCAGTTTTCGTTTGGAACAGGTGATTTTACGATTGAGGCGTGGGTTTATTTAAACTCAATGCCATCCGCCGATGGGTATTCGGCTTCTTATTGGATTGTCGGAGGCGGCCCTGTAAGTAGCAATCCGGGGTTTGATATCGCAATCGGATTAACCAATCTGCAAGTGGGCCTTGCTAATTTTAGTTCTCTCAATATCAATGCTGCTCACGGCATGGTCGCGAATAAATGGTATCACGTTGCAATTGTACGATCCGGTTCCACCCTATACGCTTTTATAAATGGATCTCAGCTTACAACCGCCTCTGTGTCTGGCGTTACAGCAGATCCTAATATAACCGGATTAGCGATTTCGGCAGCAGAGCCAACAGGGGCGACTGCAGGCAACTTTAACGGTTACATTTCAAATCTGCGGATTGTCAAAGGAACCGCAGTATACACTTCTGCGTTTACGGTTCCAACCACGCCTCTTACGGCGATATCGGGCACGCAGCTTCTGACTTGCCAGAATGGCAGATTTGTCGATAACAGCACAAATAATTTTACTATTACAGTAAATGGGACATCAAAAGTTCAGTCTTTCAACCCACTGTACGCCCCAACTATTGCCAGCAATGGCGGCTCAATTTACCTTGATGGCAATGGAGATTGGGTGCAAGCTCAATCGCCAAACATGTCTGGAAGTTGGACCGCAGAAATATGGTGGTACCCGGTAACATTTTCTGCCTCAACAGGGCAGTCGCTTATAACCTTTAATGACGGCAGCTATCCCGGCATTAATATTTGGTGCAACACATCAGGGCAACTTGTAGTTGACGATGGCGCAACTGGACAAACTGCGTTTTCAACCACAACATTTAAGCTTAATCAATGGAACCATGTCGCGGTTGTTAGAAACGGAACTACAACCACGGGATATATTAATGGGTCCGTGGCGGGGTCAAATACTTTTACTCCGCTAACGACAAGCACCGTCCTATTAGGCAGATATAATCAAAGCAGCTTAAATCTATATCTAACAGGTTGGCTTGCTGACGCCCGGATTACTAACGGAATCGCTCTTTATACATCAGCCTTCACCCCTCCAACCACACCTCTTTCGCCGACTTCGGCCACAAATCTCCTCGTCAACGGCATGAATGCTGGCGTATATGATGCATCTGGCAGCAACAACATGGAAACTGTCGGAAATGCTCAAGTTCGCTTCCCTACGCCGTTTGCGCCTGCAACCTATTACGCCGGGGCTTTTGATGGGAGCGGAGATTACCTAACTGTCCCTTATTCAACCGCCCTTCAGCTTCCTAGCGATTTCACAATTGAGACTTGGGTTTACCTCAATTCTCGCGTGACTAGCTTCCCATGCATTGTCTCTAATTATAGTGCGTATACAGTAAATGGCGGATTCGCTCTCTTTGCAGGCCATAGCTTCAATACGACTAAGTACACGGTTTCATTTAATGGATCATTCCCCGTTCTCACCAGCACGTCGGACATCGCATACGGCGTCTGGACGCACCTTGCAGTTGTCCGCAGCGGATCAACTCTAACGCTCTATGTCAACGGCGTTTCAGAGGCTACCGCGACTAACTCTGCAACAGTTACGGGCACAGGAGACAATTGGTGGATTGCTACTGCTGGAGACAGTGTCGCCAGCGGATATATTAACGGCTCCATTAGCAATCTTCGCGTCGTCAAAGGCACCGCGGTTTATACTAGCAATTTCACGCCATCGACCACGCCTCTAACGGCAATTAGCGGAACAGCTTTGCTCACCTGTCAGAACAAGACGTTCATCGACAACAGCGCCAACGCGATTGCAATCACATCTTATGGCAACGCCACTGCTGGTGCGATTGGTCCGTTCACCGCAACGGGCGGCACGTCGGTGTATTTTGATGGGAGTGGGGATTATCTTTCTACGCCTAGTAATCCAGCATATGCACTTAGCGGAACTAGCTTTACGATAGAGGCATGGGTATACGTCACAAGTTCATCTGAGCCGTATCAAGCAGTTGTCAAAGCTGTTGGTAGTGGCAGTAATAATCTGATGTTTATTGATTATTCGGGTGGCTCAACTGGCGTTTTAAGTTCTCAATCTGGCGGCACGGTAGCAACGCGATCCGGTGTAACGCTAAACACATGGCACCACCTTGCCGTTGTGCGTAACGGAACAAGCGTTACATGTTATGTAAACGGCGTCGGAGGCACCCCTCAAACCATCGACCCCGGTAGCTCTGGGTCCGTTTCTTTGCTTGTCGGGTATGACGGGGGAACGTCTCCTGCGCGTTATTTCAATGGGTATATGGACGACCTTCGCGTTACTCGCGGGGTCGCCCGCTACACCGCAAACTTCACGCCACCAACGGCGCCGTTCCCAACTTACTAAGGAGGAAGCACATGGCAGTTACTTTAACTTGGGGCGTTGCAGCCATGGAATGCTTCGCCCAATTGGCTGAATATCAGGATGTCGTGTTCAAAGTTAGCTGGACGCTAACGGCCTTGAATGACGAAAATGGCAGCACTGCAACCACGCAGGGCGTCCAAAGTGTCCCCATCGATCCAGAACGTTTATTTACGCCTTACCCGGATCTTACTGAAGCTCAGGTGATTGGCTGGGTGCAAACGGGGTTGGGCACGGCGCTGGTGGCTCAGTATGAGGCTGACGTGACCAATCAGGTAAACCCTGAGATCATTACGCCGCCTCTGCCTTGGGCGCCGCCTCCTCCCCCGCCTCCGCCTCCGCCTCCTCCGCCAGATCCGACGCCGGAGCCAGACCCCGCTCCTGTCACGGCGAATGAGTCTTCATCGACAGGCGCGCCCACAGAGGTTGCACCAACCGCATAAGCTGAATAAGGTAGCCCCGATATTTTATCGGGGACTATCTTATGCCTTTCAGTTCGGACAGCGGCAAAGCTGCGATCAAGCAAGCAATTAAGCGTATTAATCCCAAAACGGGTCTGGATATCGGGTGTGGATCTGGCACTTACGCCAAGCTCTTCCCCGATATCTCATGGACCGGCGTCGAGATTTGGGAGCCATATATCGAAAAATATGGCCTAAATGATCTTTACGACCAATTAATTATCGCAGACGCCCGTAAATTCTCCACCACAACCAAATATGACGTGGCGATTGCCGGCGATGTGCTGGAGCATATGACGGTCAATGAGGCCAGTGCGCTGGTCAAAAAGCTCAAGAAATACGCCAAATACGTCATCATCAGCATCCCCTTGGGCCACTACCCGCAGGACGAATATGACGGCAATCCTTACGAAAAGCATGTCGTCGATAATTGGTTCGACGAACAAGTTAAGGGCGCCTTTGGGCTGCCGCTAAAAAGCATTATCGACAACGAAATCGGCGTTTATGTCTACGGCGATGAGCCGCTGCCGCTAAAAATCTGCGTCTATGCCATCTCCAAGAACGAAGAAATGTTCGTCGAGCGCTTCTGGAATTCATCCAAAGACGCCGACCTGATCCTCATTGCCGACACCGGCTCGACTGACAAGACCGTAGAATTGGCGAAGGATTTGGGCATTACGGTGCCTGAGATCTGCATCACACCTTGGCGCTTTGACGACGCGCGCAACGCGGCGCTGGCCCTTATCCCTAAGGATATCGACGTTTGCGTCAGCCTTGATCTGGATGAGGAGCTACAGCCCGGGTGGCGTGAGGAGATCGAAAAGGTCTGGGATCTCGACACGACACGCCTGCGCTATGGCTTTGATTGGGGCGCTGGGATCGTCTTTAAGTACGAAAAGATCCACGCACGGCATGGCTATCGTTGGCTGCATCCGTGCCATGAATATCCGGTCCCGTATTTAATTAACGAGAAATACGCGAACACGGACATGCTTATGGTCATTCATAAGCCAGACCCGACCAAGAGCAGGGGCCAGTACCTTAATCTCTTGGCCATGTCGGTGCAGGAAGACCCGCATGACCCGCGCAACGCCTTTTATTATGCGCGCGAGCTTTCATTCCATGCGCGCTGGGCTGACGCCATTCGCGAATGCGAGCGCTATCTGGCTCTCCCGGGCGCTAATTGGGTTAATGAGCGCTGCTATGCCTATCGCGTCATGTCGCGCTGCTATGACGCCCTTGGTGACTGGGATAATGCAATTAAGTCTGCGCGTCTGGGCGTCATTGAGGCGCCGCACACCCGTGAGCCTTGGTGTGAGATCGCCAAGCTGGCCTATCAGCGCCACCAATGGGCTGAGTGCTATGGCGCGGCCATGTCGGCCTTGGCTATTGAGCAGCGCGAATGGGTCTATACCGTTGATCCGGCTGTCTGGGGCGCAATGCCGCATGATTACGCCAGTATTGCGGCATGGCATCTGGGCTTGAAGGAAGAGGCTATTGAGCAATGCAAGGTGGCTATTGAGAAGTCACCCCATGACGAGAGGCTCAGGAAAAACTTGGAATTCTTCCAAAATCCAGCAGAATAGAGTTGCATCTGGTATATTGTGCTGTTTCTTGCTAGAAACGCTTTAACCAGCACAGGGCGCAAGATATGCCAAACAAGCTTTTCTACGTTTATGAGCATTGGCGTCCCGACAGGGATGAATGCTTTTACGTCGGTAAAGGTCATGGTGGCCGCGCTAATCAGATGAAGCCGCGCAACGCGCATCATATAGCCATACAGGCAAAACTTGCGCGTTTAGGAAGCTGTGTCGAGGTGCGGATCGTATCGGACGGCTTGACTGAGTCTGAAGCTTTTGCATTGGAAGTTGAGCGGATTGCTTTTTGGCGCGCGGATGGGGCTGATCTCGCCAACATGACTGATGGCGGAGAAGGCTTTACTGGCGGGAGGCACGGCCAAAAAACTAAATTGCAGATGTCTTCTAAGCGTAAGGGGCATATTACATCCTGCTCCACCAAGCGGAAAATCAAAGAAAAGCTTAAGGGTAGAAGGTTCTCTTCAGACACTTTAGCTAAAATGTCTTTGGCCCAAAAGAAAAGAGCGTCTGATCCGAAAAAAAGGGCGGTTTTGCTTAATTCCTTGGCCAAAGCCGCTGAGAATAATCAAACCCCTGAATCTCGGGAAAAAAGAGCATCTAAGCTCAAGGGAAGGCTTAGAACGGCGGAAACGCGAAAAAAAATATCAGAATCTCAAAAAGGCAAAGTTATTAGCGCTGAAGCCAGAAAAAAGATGTCAGCAGCCAAGATTGGCGTTAAGCAGTCTTCAGAAACAGTAGCTAAGAGGCTTGCGACTATTAAGAGGAATAAGGACTTTGCCAAATGACAACTCCTCAGACAAATCCTCTCACATATAACCTATATGTGCAGCAGATTGCCACCTTGGCAGTGCTTGATACGACCACCGTTAACGGGGTGGTGCAAGGGGTAGATGCGTCATTTAATCTTCTAATTCCCTCAATGCTGAATTACGCAGAACTGCGCATCCAAAGGGACTTAGACCTTCTCCCGTCTCAGGGTGAGCGCACATATTTGCTCACAGACGGGAACAATAGCCTGCAGATCGACGTTGAGGATTTTGTCACGATCCAGACGATTGTGATTAATCATGGCGGTGTTCTTTATCCGCTGCTACCGGCAACTAAGGACTTTCTGCAGAACGTCTGCGGCTCGTCTGGCACGACAGCGATGCCAAAATATTATGCCATGTATGGCGGCGATGTCACAACTGGCGGCAATAATTATAATAATATCATCGTCGGCCCTTATCCTGACGACAATTACACGGTGAACGTGACTGGCACGATCCGCCTGCCCACGCTTTACCAGAACGCGACGCAGGCTCTGGCCAACACCGCGACGACCTTTATCAGCACATATCTGCCCGATCTTCTGGTACAGGCCAGCATGATTTACATTGCGCAGTATCAGCGCAACTTTGGCGCCGCCTCCAATGATCCTGCTATGGGCCCGACTTACGAGGCCCAGTATCAGAACCTCCTGCGGGGCGCTGGTATTGAAGAGGCCCGCAAGAAGTTTACTGCTGCTGCTTGGTCATCAATGTCGCCTGCAGTGGCGGCAACCCCGACAAGGTAAACCGCATGCCTCACGCCAGTTTGAAGCTATTACCCGGCGTTGACCAGAACGAAACGCCAGCCCTTAATGAGGCCGGTATTTCAACGAGCAACCTGATCCGGTTCATTTATGACCGGCAGCAGGGCGCTTTGGTCCAAAAGCTTGGCGGCTGGACGAAATACTATCCCAACACGCTTCCGGCGATTGTTCGCGCCCTTTGGGCTTGGGAAGATACGCAATCCACGTCTCATCTGGCTTATGGCACCGAAAACATTGTGACCACAGCGCAGCTTGGGGTCATTACAAATGGCGCCTTGAAGGACATTACTCCGCGCCTCACGTCAAATGATATCGCGGCAGCCGCTTCCACGACTTCCGGCAGCAGCATCGTGACGATCACGGACACGACGGTTACTGGCATCACGCCTTACGTTTCCGTCTTTATTACGACGCAAATCGCAATTGGCGGCCTTGTTCTTTTCGGCCTCTATGAGTGCGATCCTGACGGATATGTTGGCGCCACGACCTACACAATTCAGGCAATTAATGCGATTGGCAACCCGCTGGCTGCGACATCCTCGTCTACGTCGCCTGTTTTGCCCCTATTTTCGACCACTGCTGGGCAGGCTCAGGTTGCTGTCACCCTTCCAAATCATGGTTATGCAGTCGGTGACACCTTCCCAGTCCTAAATTCCACGACTGTTGGGGGCTCCACCTTTTACGGCAATTATACGATTACAAGCGTAACGAGCGCGAACGCCTTCACGATTAATGCCACAAATACCCCTAATTCGACGACTACGGGGTATCTGAATGGCAATCAGGCCCACTATATCTACAGCTACGGCTTTGGTTCAATCTCGACCGGCACGGGCTATGGCGTCGGCACTTATGGCGGCGGCGGGTACGGCACCGGCTCTTCTGTAACGCCCAGCACCGGGACGGCTGTTTCTGCTATCGACTGGAGCCTTGATAACTGGGGCGACGTTTTGCTGGCATCCCCAGTCAACTCTTATTCGCCGCAATTCCAGCCAATCTATCAGTGGGGCGCAAATAGCGGCAACCCAACGGCAACGGTCATTTCTAACGCCCCAACCGTCAATGATGGCTTTTTTGTGGCAATGCCTCAGCGCCAGATCGTGGCATGGGGTTCGACATTTAATGGCGTCCAAGATCCGCTTTTGATCCGTTGGTGCGACGTTAATAATTATGACGACTGGATTGGCACGGTAATTAATCAGGCCGGTTCCTATCGCCTGCCTAAGGGGTCGCGAATTGTCGGCTGCATCCAAGGCCCGCAGCAGGCGCTTGTGTGGACCGATATTGGCGTCTGGGCGATGCAGTACATTGGGCAGCCTTATGTCTATTCCTTTAACGAAATTGGCTCTGGCTGCGGCTTGATTGCGCGCAAGGCGGCTGCCTCCATCAATGGCGTGATTTATTGGATGGGCCCGTCGCAGTTCTTCTCGCTGACGGAAGCTGGCGTGCAGCCAGTTGCGTGCCCGATCTGGGACGTGATCTTCCAAGATCTCGACACAACTAATCTGCAGCGCATCCGCGTGGCCGTTAATTCGCGCTTTGGCGAGATCACATGGTATTATCCGACCATGAGCAATGGCGGCGAAGTGAACGCCTATGCAAAATATAACGTCTCCTTAAAGACGTGGGATTTCGGCACCCTTGGCCGATCTGCGTGGATCGATCAGTCGGTTTTGGGTGCGCCGATTGGCGCCGACCCAACGTCTCTTTATCTTTACCAGCATGAGACATCGACAGACGCTGATGGCCAGCCGCTGGCTGCATCGCTCCAGACGGGTTATTTTGCGCTCTCAGAGGCAGATGTCCTGACTTATGTCGACCAAGTCTGGCCTGACATGAAATGGGGCTATTATGCTGGCAGCCAGAACGCGACTGTAAATCTGACGTTTTATGTCACTGATTATCCGGGCCAGACGCCGCGAACCTACGGCCCATACCCAGTCACACAGGCAACGACATACATTTCTCCGCGCTTCCGGGGCAGGCTTGTTTCAATAGGCTTGTCCAGCGATGATGTCGGCTCTTTTTGGCGTATTGGTAATATCCGTTATCGCCTGCAACCTGATGGGAAGTTCTAATGGCTTCACTTTCCGATATTCTCACAACAGCCAAAAACGTCGTCACGGCAATCAGCAATGTCAGCCAGACGTATTTAAATGTTCAGGGTGCGCAAAATAGCGGCGCTTTGACATCTGCGACCTTGGTAAAGCTTGGTGCATCGCGCGTCGCTATGGTTTCGGTGATTGTGGCCGGCAGTGCTACTGGCCGAATTTACGACACTAATTCAGCCTCTTCGACAAGCAATCCAGTTTATGTTATTCCAAACACCGTTGGCGTGACTTTTGTTAACATGCCGGTGGGTATTGGTCTTGTTGTGGCTCCGGGTACGGGGCAGACAGTTACGATTAGCTATTCGTGAGGTTCTTATGCCGCTGAAAAAGGGTAAATCGCAGGCCACGATTAGCGCTAATATTAGCGAAATGATCAAAGCCGGCCATCCTCGCGATCAGGCTATTGCTGCCGCCCTTTCAACTGCGCGCAAGGTGCGGGCTGCGGGTGGGCGCAATGAGGATGATATTCGCACCGCCAAGCGCCTTGGGATGAACCCATCAAGCATCTCTGATGTGCGAGAAGCGGGGCGCCTGAGCGATTTTTATAAAGATTTCCGCAGCGACATGCGGACCAAAATGCGTGAGGCAGGAGAGCGCCTGCAGAATGTCCGGGAACAAGGGCTTCTGCCATTTGAGGTGGGAACCCGCTTCACAACTCCGCATAGCCGAAGAAATAACCTTCCTCCGTTTAAGGTTGAAGGGCATTGGGCAGATAAAAATGGCAAATACGGCTACAATGTTGTGCAGGGCAACCCAGATGGCGACGGGGATTGGACTCGCACCCGTGTTTACGGCATGCCTGAGCAGCATGAAGGCTTTGAAGAGATGGGCAGCTTGCGGGCAGTTAAGCGCTATGGTGGTCGCCTAGCCCGCGCCACAGGCGGGGAAGTTGACAATGACGCCCCGTCACCAAGCAACACGGAAACCCAATCTCGCGTCGGAAGCGTAAATTTCGATCAGGAAAATGGGCTTGGCCAAGTCCCGCTAAACCAGAACGTCAATTATCGCGGCTTTACCGCCATGATGCGCCCGTCCAAGTTTTTGGAGCTTGCTCACAAGCTGGAAAGCCCCAAAGAACATAGCGTCGATCACATCACGAATGAGATCAAGAGGGGCAAGCCAATTGGCTCTCCTTTCCTAAACGTCGACTTTGAGACGGGTAGGGTAAAAGGCCACGAAGGCCGTCACCGTATGCTTGCGGCGCAAAGGGTAAATGGCGATCAGCACGTCCCCGTCCATATTTTTGGTCAGGGTGAAGATCGTGCGCGCCATTTAGACAAAGATGCAATCCACGCCTTCCGCCGCAAAATGACGAGCCAAGATGGCCTTTCTTCGCGCGACAACTTTGACGACGCTTTCCACCTTGGCCAAGTTGTTCCGGGCACAGCCAAGCGTCATGGTGGCCGTATTGCCCGCGCCACTGGTGGTCAGGTTGTGACCAAGATCCACACCGGGCCGATCCATAGTGCCGTTGCTGGCCGCACAGACCACCTTCCTATGAACGTGGCATCTGGGTCTTATGTGATCCCGGCTGATATTATTAGTGCTATGGGCGAAGGCAACACGATGGCCGGCTTCCGGCACATGCGCCTGATCTTTGGCGGCAACCCTTATTCCAGCGACAAAGAGCCTTATGGCGCTGAGGGCGGACCCTATAACGAGCCCCTGCCGGGTAAGGCTGGTGGCGGCGCTGCTACGGTTCCTATCATTGCTGCGGGTGGCGAATATGTCCTGTCGCCTGAGCAAGTTATGCAAGTCGGAAAAGGAGATCTCGACACAGGCCACAGGGTTTTGGATGAATTTGTAAAACGTATGCGAGCTATAACTATTAAGACATTGAAAAAGCTACCCGGACCTAAAAAGGATTAATTATGACCGATAATACCAAGCCTGAAGAGCTTCATATTCGGATTGGGCGCCCAGAAGATCTGGATG